GCCTCCGCGCGGCGAAATCCGGCGAAACGTCACGGAACTGTAAATATGGACATTGACATTCCTCATTCCGTACGTAAAGATCGAGACGTGATGGGTCGCAAATCTCGGGACATAGCCGTTCTTCGGGAACGAAACCGGGAACTCCGGGTGCAAATCACAGAGAAATCATCTGCGATTCGCGATCTCGAACTGGGTGCCCAGTACATGCGCGCTCTGATCGCTGAAGGCACGAAATCGAACCGGGCTCTACAAGAGCAACTCAGAGAAGTGTCTAAATCACCGGAGCAAGTAGTTGAATCGATCCTCAACGGGATAGCGCCGCTCTTCATCGGCTATCGGGAAGGTGAAGAGACGCAGAGGAACCGGCTCAACGAAATGGCGACATCGATGGGCGTACAAGGGCTGATGAATGACGGCGGGGACGATGTAAAGGGATGGGTTCCCGAGTTCGAGATGGAAGGTGAGTCATGGGTAAGGGAGACACCAGTCTCGGAAACACCGACGAGCGGCAACTCAGGGAACGGGAAGAGACGTTCGGAAGTTGGTCCGACCGCACCCCCTCCGGGTTTCGAGGTCGGGTAGATCTTCAAGAAGTCCAGAACCTCGCATCGCGCCCACTCGCACCACAACGAGTCTCGGAACAGGACCGGCAGATTCGTTCGTTCGAGTCAACCCAGTTCGTCGGTCATGTCTCGGACCAACTGAAGTTCAATCGCAACGGGGACATGATCATCACGATCCAAGTTCCGTACCAGTTCAAGCATCTCGCACTCCCGTTAGCGGATGCATTCGGGCTCCCGCTCTCCATCGACGTACAGTTATGGGAACCGTATGTGGAAGCGACCGGTGAATAGTGGCGTATTGTCCATTCTGCGGACAACTCTGGCTTGTTCGCACAGGGCAGAAAGTCAAGCATGCGGTACTTGGCAGATCACGGAACGAAGTAGACCTTCCACCCGACATAGCATGTCCTGATTGCGAGAAGCACTATGGCGGATAGCCCGTCCTACATCCAGGAATCAAACGAACTCGTATCTCTCGCGCTCGATCAAGCGAAACTGATCCTTCGCTTCGGTCCATCCCAACAGAAGATTCAGGTGATTCGTTCGGTACTCGGGGTCATCGCGCGGCAAGCAGCAGCCGGACAGGACGCAACCGCAGCAGAGATGCGCGCGAAGATGGAGACACTTCTGTCCTCCATGCGGAACGTTCCGATGCTGGACAAGGTTGTGACCGATGAGGAGATCATCGACGTGGAAGTTGTCGATGAGTAATGCTCGACCTCAAACCGCTCCTCAAGACGCTCACAATCAAGACGAAAGACCTTGAGTTCCGGCCGCTCGATCTTGATTACATCCATCCCGAGTACGGGGATTTCGGTTGGGCGCAACGCGAGTTCGTCTCAACTATTGAGCGCACCTACAATCAAGGCAAGCCAGTCCGAATCATCACGCTCAAAGCGCGCCAACTCGGCATCTCAACAGTAACCGAAGGTGTCTTGTTCTGGTGGGGGTTCCTGCACCACGGAACCAACGGACTCGTCATGGCACACGAGGCCACACCGTCTGCCGAACTCTTCGAGATGACGAAGCTCTACTGGGATAGATGGGAGTTCCGTGACGCCTATACACTTCAGTCTCAAACGAAACAGAATCTGCATTGGGCAGAGACACGATCCCGACTCCGTATCGCGACAGCCCGCAATATCCAGAGCGGACGCGGTTCAACTCTTCACGCAGTTCACGCATCTGAAGTTGCTTTCTATCCTGACCCGGAAACCCTTATGCTTGGGTTGTCGCAGACGATTCCGCAGAGACACGGTACGATTGTCGTACTTGAATCCACGGCTAACGGAGTTGGTAACTGGTTCTACGACGAGTGGCAGGCAGCCGAAGAAGGGGAGTCCGACTATATCCCTCTCTTCTTCCCATGGTACAAGCATCCTGAGTACAAGCTCCACACCACTCTCACTGTCAAATCGGAACTGATACCAGAAGAGAGAGTCCTACTTCGGCTCGGTGCATCGTTCGAGAACCTCGCATGGCGGAGATGGGCGGTCACAAACCTTGCGCGAGGTGACATCCAACGGTTCATGCAGGAGTATCCGTCCACTCCCGAAGAAGCATTCATCACTACTGGACGCCCGATCTTCTCGCATATCCATCTCAAGAAAGCATTTGACGAACTACCGGGGATTGTTGGACGGTTCCATGAGACTGTGCGTAAGCGTGTCGAGTTCGTCGTGGACGGAACAGGTCCGTGGACGATCTTCAAGAAGCCTCGCGCGAACGATGCACGGTGGGATCGTTACTTCGCTTCCGGTGATCCTTCCGAAACAGTCTCGGGTGATCCGGCGTGTGTCCAAATCTTCAATCGGCAGACTCTCGAACAGGTCGCGGTCTACCATAATCGCGTAAACCCGATGCACTTCGCGGACGAAATGATGCTCGCAGGGAAGTACTACAACGAGTGCATGTTGTGTCCCGAGGTTGAAGGGGGAGGGCAGGCAACCGTTGCACGTATTCTCACGCGTGGCTATCCTAATGTGTGGCTCGATAAGCGTCCTGATCGTGTCAAGGGGTCTTTCAACGTTTATGGTTGGAGCACTAACTACAATCGTAAACGGTGGGCGATAGGCACATTACAACGGACGCTCCTTGACGGATCGTTGACCCTTCACGATCGCAAGACTTACAATCAGCTTCGGAACTATGTCGAGGACGAATCGGGGTATTGGGGGAATGCTGACCGGGAAGTCCACGACGATGCGGTCATGGCGCTCGCCATCGGAGTGTGCGCGTCCGAACAGGAAGGACCGTTCACTGCTGATCCTCCCGCGCGCTCACCGATCCACGATCTCTATGCGCAAGAGTTCGACATAGCATGACGACCTACTCGTACCGATGTCGGACATGCGGAGCCCGGTTTGATTCAAACACTCGTTCCCTCACGTCCTGTCCCAGTTGTCTCGGGCGGAACATTGTACGGGACTACTCATCCGTACAGATCGGTGTGTCTGCCTTCAAACCGCACTTCAATCATGCGGTCGGAGCGTACGTGTCAACTTCGCGCGAGTTCGATGACATGCTCAAACTCCGCTCCGAAGAGAACGGGTCCCAAATCACACGAATCGATCCGGGCGAAGTCGAGCCTATTCGTTCCCACGACGACATTCTCGACACGCAAGCACGCACTATTCACGATCGCGGAATCAATCCTTCATCACTAACGGAGTAGCCAATGACTGAAACACAAGGTTGGATTCTGGTAGTCGAGGTCGGTATCATTGCTCTTTCGTACCTACTCGGACTTGTTCGTGCGCGGCCGTAATGCCGTTCCAATCCGAAGATCAGCGTCGGTTCATGTGGGCCAATCATCCCGACATCGCAGAGAAGTGGGCGCACGGCCAGCACTCAACCAAGAACGGCCCGCATCGCATGCCGAAACGATCCACGAAACGGTCCTCGCGTAAGTCGTCCCGCTGATGCCCGTCAACTTCAAGGGCACCCCCAATCCTCGCGGGCTCGCATCACAGGTATGGGCGAAGCTTTCGGGTTCCCCGGATGATGCCAACTGGGTTGATTCGGGTTCGTCGCCGGGTCCTCCGGGTCCTACCGGTCCCACCGGCCCACAAGGTCCGGTGGGACTGACCGGTCCAATCGGTCCTACCGGGCTCACCGGTTCCACAGGGTCAACCGGTTCTACAGGGGCAACGGGTGCTCCGGGAACGAACGGCACCAACGGGGCTCCGGGAGCAACCGGTGCAACCGGTCCGGCCGGTATCCAAGGTCCGATCGGGCTCACCGGTCCTATCGGGCTCACTGGTCTCCAAGGTCCAACCGGTCCTCAAGGTCCGCCCGGTCCCGGTGGTGGAGGTGGCACATCCGGCATCGACAGTATCACCGACTTCAACGCGGTCTACGGTCCCAATGTTCTCAATGCAGACTACGAGTTTGGTGCTGTCTCATCTTCGCTTCCTGCCGGTTGGTCATGGGTGAATCAGGGAGCAGCGACGTACGCTGAACAGTTAGGTGGCGGGTCGATCTCAATGGCCTCTACCGCGAACGGAGACATTCGTGCTCTCGTTCAATCCATTCCGTCTGCGTCATCGTTCGGTATATATGCGAAGATGGACCTTGCGTTTCTTAGACAATCGGTAGGACCGGGCGCAGGTGGCGGAATCATTCTCCGAGAATCATCTTCGGGGAAGCTATTCACTCACTTCCATTACATCAACGATGGTGTTGCTGACTGGCAGGACTACATTGATACGTGGAATAGTCCGTCATCACATGCAAGCAACTTTCAGCAGGTCAAGTCTGGATTCACTTCAGTCCCATTCTACATGCTCATTGTGAAGAACTCTCCTACATCGTGGGACTGTTTCTTCAGTAATGGGTTCCAGTGGGTGAGGTTCGCTACTGCAATCAATGTTGGAGCGTTTATGACCCCTGACCAAGTAGGGTTTGGCGGACGCTTCGGAAACAACGCTGACTGCTCCATCGCTATCGAATGGATAAGGTGCCGGTAATGTCGAATACCCAAACGCTCGGGCTCACAGAGTTCATGCCGCGCAAAGAACCTGATCTCAACACGGTCAACGAGCTACGTAATCTCTTCCTCATCGCGCGAGATGAGAAGCGGAACCGGTACGACACTTGGATGCGGAACTACCGCCTCGTCAACAACCGTATCGGTGGGACGGTCTCGAACTGGATGCCCGCACCGCGAGACTCGGAAATCTTTCCCGGTCTTTCCTCTTGGGTCGCATGGATGACCGATCAGGAAATCGACATTGATCTCATCCCTTCTGCGGACCCGAACTCGCAACTCTTCTCCTACGTCTCGAAGATCGCAGACGACCTCAACGATGTTCTCTACACGACATGGGAAGTAGAGGACTATGACTCCCAAATCAAGCTCGCACTGTGGGATGCGGCGATGTACGGAACCGGTATCTATAAGTGCATTTGGGACAATCAACTGTCCGATGGTTACGGTAATGCTACCCTTCGTCGTGTCGATCCATGGGCCTTCTACATCGACCCTACTGCGACATCCCTCAAGGATGCAGAATACATGGTGGAGGTACGTCGCGTATCCCTAGATGAAATCCAGCGTCGGTTCCCTGACACATGGGAGCGGGTCGTTGCATCCACCTCAGCAACAGACGGGTACGACGAGAAGCCGAAGATTTACGGAGCTACCGACAATCGTGTCAAGACGAACCCCGGACAAATCCCCATGTCGGGCTCATGGCCTGGTTCGTCTCCGGGTGTCGGTACGTTCGGTGGCAAGTCACGCGACCGTCGTCTCTACAAGCCAAATCCGGGTTATGTCCTGTACGAGTTCTGGATCAAGATAAACAACGAGTCCGAAGAGGATTGGCCGGACTTCGGAGATGAGGAAGATGACCAGACTCCCGAGTATGCGGATAATCACATCGAGTCAGAATGGCGATTCGTCGCCATGTGCAACGGTCGTATCCTTCTCGACGTTCCCTGCTCTGATATGTGGTCTCACGGTCTCCACCCGTACGAGGACTTCCGCATAGACGATATCGGGGAGTTCTACGGGGTTGCTCTCGTAGACCATCTCGCGCACCCACAAATCTACATCAACCGTCTCCTCACGGCCCTCCAGCACAACGCGGAACTCACCGGGAACCCGATCTTCATTGAGCCCGCGAACTCGGGTCTCAATCGGGTCAACATCATCAACCGTCCGGGGCAACGTCTTACTGTCTCTGGTCCGGGTGCGATGCAGAACCGGCCCGACTGGCTGACTCCTCCCGCGATGCCGCAACAAGTCATGGACCTCGTTCAGTTCTGGATCAGTCGTATCGAGAACACCATGTCTCTCTCGGCTCTTCAGAAGGGAATCACTCCCACTCAACGCAATGCCGAAGGTTCGCTCAACATGGTCCAAGAGGCCGCGTTCGTTCGTGTGCGCGCAGCCATCTCGAATCTCCAGCAATGCCTTCAGCGTTGTGTTGTGAAGCTCGCGGACCTCATCGTGGACAACTACACCACCCCGCGAATCATGGCAATCATCGGTGAGGATGGGGAACTGATCTCGAAGTCACTTGCGGGGCAGCATTTCTATGTCCCGTCCGCGAACGGTTCTGTCCCGCTCCAGTACGTCATTCGTATCGAGGCCGGTGCTGGTGGGCCGACCTCTCGTGCTGCTCGCATGGCTGAGTCCGACAAGCTGTACGGCATGGGTGCGGTTGATGACCAGTACGTGCTCCAGAAGCATCGTGTGCGGAACCCAACCAAAGTGCTCGATCGGCTCTACGAGAAGCGTCAGAAGGGGCTCGTTGGTACGCCTGGTGGCGGAGCTAAGGGGAAGAAGTAACCTTACACGCCCTATTCCTTGACGGCTCTAGCTCTGGCTGTGAGGATCGCTCTATGCCCGGTCCTACGCCCCGTCCCGATGGATGGGAAGGTGGTTCCGAGGACTTCGCTTTCCTCCGAACCTTCGACGGTCACATTGCTGTGGACCTCTTCGGGACCGGTGATGAAGCTGAGGGCGGTCGCTTCGGGCATCGCAACGCGCGCAAGAACTTCGAGGGCGCGGACCTCTCGGGCGAATACGACCCGACGCAGGACGGCTAAGGAGCCGCGTAGACGTGAAGGGGGGTGGCGCGAATGGCACGTCGTGGACGTAAGCACGGTCGGCACGGTCGGAAGTAGTTCCATCCGTTGCCACCAAACCCTGTTGACGAGGGGAAGGTCCGTCCACTATCCGGTCCTTCCCCTCAGTCACATACACACCAAGGACTCAGATGCCCGCTAGCCAAGGCAAGCTTACGCGAGGGTCATACATTCCTGGCGCTCGCAAAGGAAAGCGTTCAAGTCGGAAGGGTCGTTCCTGATGCCAACACCGCCACACATCACCAAGGCTCGCGGGGGATTCGTTCCGGGGATGGGACGCAAAGGTCGTCACGGTGATCGCAAGAAGCACCGTTCAACGAGAGGATGATTCATGGCCGACAAGGTTGGTAACGATCAAGGGAAGCGCGGAACGAACCAGTTCATGCGTCAGGGTCACACGTCGCACATCTTCGGCAACAATCCTTCGATCGACGCGAAGGGCTCGATCACGGCTCCCCCGAAAGACCTCAAGGCGTAATCAGTGCCGGGTCCGTCAGGTTCGCAGAAGTCAGTCGTTGATGCGCTGACCAACACGTATAGCGATGTCGCGAAGATGATGTTGCTTCCTGATGCCCAATCACACATGAAGTTCCTTCAGGGTCTCCAACAGGGAATCATGCAGTACATCCAGATGCAGGCGCGTGCCACAACGCAGCCGCAGCCTGGAGGTGGCCTTGCAGGGATGGGTGGACCGGGTGGTGGAGTGGGCGCACCTCAACCTCCCGGTCCCTCTCCTATGGGGGGCGGAATGGGAGCGCCCATGCAGACCGCTCCCGGTGGAGGTGCCGGTATGACCGGTCTCATGGGTGCTGCCCAACAAATCCCTCCTGATGTGATGAAACAACTCGCAGGAGGTGGTGGTCAGTAATGTCGTTCTACGATCCTCAGGAACATGGTGGTGTCACCGACGAGGAACTCCAGAAGTTCTTCGATGACAACCCCGGACTCCGACCCCTATCGCCAGTGGGCGAGGGTGATTCGGGGTCGGGTGAGGGTGATGACTCTGGAGCACCTCCCGCACCTGACTCTGAGCCCGAGACTTCCCCCACTCCCCCCACCACTCCTGCTCCCGATCCTGACGGGGTTCCCGCACCGTCAGAGGCGGAACCGGATGTCCCCTCCTCGGCGTCGTCCGGTTCCGACTTCTTGGAGATCGATGGTACTCCCATCCCTCGATCTCAACTCGAAGCTGCTGCACGGTTCAATCGGCACCTTTCCAATGATGCAGGACTCCAGCAGGTCATTCGTAACTACCTGACCGGAGAAGGGGCAGTCGCACCGGAAGGTCGTAGCGTCCCTTCCGGTGCGCCGCCCGCTCCGGTTGCCCCGGTCATGCCCGAAGGTCTCGACCTTGAGGACCCCTCAATCCGGGCTCTCTATTCGGTCATCCAGCAGCAGAACGAACGCTTCGATCAACTCTCTCGTGGTCTCCAAGTCACGAGTACCCAACAGGCTCATTCGCAGCAGCAGCAGTACCAGGCTCAGTACAACGAGGCTGCTGAATCGTTCGCGAAGGACCATGACCTCTCTCCTGATGAGGTTCAGCAACTCGGGAACATCGGTGCGCGCATGAACAACATCGGTGCGTTCATGCAGGAGTTCGATCCGATTACCGGTGTGCCTCGCAAGCCGAACATGATTCAGGCGTACAAGCAGGCTCTGGAGCAGGTGTACTACATGGTCCCTGAATACCGGGATCGTGAGTTCCGTAAGTCCGTTGAGACGATGCAGGAACGTTCCAAGAAGCAGAAGCTTCTCGGTGCAGTTGGGGGCTCATCCGGGTCGGTATCCCGTACCCAAACTCCTGCTCCTCCGGGCTCGCGTGAATCGAAGAACGACATGATTCGTGAAGTCGCATCCATGATGTCCGGCGAGTGGTCGGAACCCTCGGCCGCTAACTAGCAAAGGAATAGCTGATGGCTACCCCTATCGGGACGAACGAGATCAACTCGATCAGCCGCCGGTACATCTACCCGACTCTGGTAGACAACGTGTACCGCTCGAACCTGATGTTCTTCCGCCTCAACGCGCGGATGAAGAAGGTTCTCCAAGGTGGGCTTCAGATCGAAGTTCCTCTCGTGTACGCGCGGTTCGCCGCTGGTGGGTTCTACCAGGGGTTCGATCTTCTCGATGTCTCTCCCTCGGACACCGTGAAGAACGCGGCGTACGACTGGAAGCAGGCATACGTGCCGGTCTCAGTCGATGGTCTGACCCTCATCCGGGCCGACTCTCCCGAAGCGATCGTCAACTTCCTGTCCTTCTACTTCGAGCAGGCGCAGACAGAACTCGCAGAGATTCTCGGAGCGGGTATCTGGTCCACAGCCAACGCCACCAAGTCAGTCGATGCCATCCCGACTGCCGTGGACGACGGGACTCTCGCGGCCACATACGGCGGACTGTCGCGGGCCTCGAACCCATTCTGGAAGGGCAATCTCACCGCAATCACCCCTCCGCTCTCTCTTGCGACGATGCAGACGATGTTCGGTACGACCACTGAAGGTGGACGGCATCCGACAATCATCGTTACCACGCAGGCTGTCTACAACCTGTACTGGGCTCTCAGCACCGGTGGTCAGGCGTTCCCGGTTCAGCCCGGAGGCCACGATGAGCAACTCGCGCAGAACGGGTTCACGAACCTGATCTTCAACGGTGTCCCCGTCGCAGTCGATTCCCATGTTCCGGCCTCGCAGATGTTCTTCTTGAACGAGGACTACATGTACCTGTACGTGAATCCTCGTGCGGACTTCAACATGAAGGAGTTCCGCGAGCCGGTCAATCAGGACGCGATGACCTCTCTGATCCTGTGGGCGGGCGATGTCTGCTTCTCGAATCTCCAGCGCCAGGGCAAGCTCACCGGCGTAACTTCCTGAAAGGAATCTGATGCCTGACAAGCAGATAAGCAATCCTGGTGGACTGTACGGTCTGACAGCAGACCCGAACCCCATTTCGATTGATGTCGTCAACAACTCGGGTGGCACACTCCTTCCCGGTGACCTCGTGTGCTTCACGACGGATGTGACCGGTGTGCTCGCCACGACGACCACGACTGCATCCGATACCTCGGTGTGGGGTGTTGTCGCAGCCAAGGTTCCGTCTGATTCGCTCAACACACAGTCGGCAACCGGTCCTGGTCTCCCGTACGCATCCGGTGCCGTCATGCCAATCATCATCAAGGGTCATGCGCGAATCAACATCGCAGCTAACACGGTGGCTGCCGGTGGGAACTTGTCGTCCTCGGCAGTAGCGAAGGTTGCTGCTACGGCTGCCGCTGCCGGTTCGGTCGGAGCCCTTCAAGGGCTCGTCGGTTCGTTCATCGCCATCGCGCTCGAATCACAGGCCGCGAAGGATGCCAACAACACGATCCGCGCATACATCAGCAAGATGTAGGAGAGAGTTCTCTCATGGTTTCCATCGGTGACTTCGTGAAGGTCACATACTCAGGTCGGAATGTGCCGAAGCGCGACAAGGAAGGCAACATCCTTTCTGTCGAGACGGACTCCACATCCCCCTACACGCTCATGTGGGACTCGCGTCCATACGTCTGTGAGCCCGGCAAGGACACGATCGTACCGTTCGAGGCCGCAATGGTCGCGCTCGGTGATCCGCGTTCGGCAGGGTCGGTCCAGTCTGTCAAAGACCCGGTATCCGGGAACGTGTACTGGGTTGTGGACCGTGAGACGGAAGTGCGTCGGCTCCAGACCCTCTACGACAATCAGTTCACATCAGCCGGACAGATCGACTATGCGCCGAAGATGGCGGTCACAGACCTCGAAGGCAACCCGGTTCAGATGGTGCTCGATGACCCAACTGGTGATTCGGTCCTCCAAGCCTCGTCCACGATCCTCGATCGCGAAGGTCTCATCGCTGAAATCCAGCGGCAACGCTCGATGATTCAGACCCTTGCAGCGTCACAGGGAATCGATCTCGACAACCCGAATCTCGTAGCGCAGGAACCGGAGAAGGATGCGGACGGCATCCCGGTTCCTCCTCCTCCCGAGACCCCTCCCACGAACCCCAACAACGTTCCTGAGGACAAGTAGTGGCTCGATACCTGGCCACCGTCGAATCCGCAGCAGCGATTGTTGCGACGGCACCGTCAGGTGCGACAGCTAATGCGCTGTTCGGCAACCTTGACGCGTCCGCATCTGCCGGGTACAAGCTCCGTCGTCTCACACTCGGCGTGCGTGCCGGTGCGACCGTCCCTACCTCGCAGCAACTATCC